GATGATAGACAAGTGGATTTACGAAGAGAAACTTCTACATAACGGAACTACTTATAGTTGGACACCTAAAGCACTAGAGGATTTAGATCTTTCTAAATCTATCGGAGAGTTTATTTCTACTAGTACTCCTAACAATCCTACTCCACCGAGTAATCAAACTTCTGGAAAGAAGGAAATTGTTATCTCTGCTACTTGGCTAGCTGAGTTTGTAGGTAAGTTTAGTGCTAAGAACCTAGGAGTATCAGGTAAAACCACAGACAAATCTAGCGTAGTAAAACGTTTAATTAGATTTATCAGTGAGTACGACTACACTCTTGAAGAAATAGCACAAGCAACAGATCTCTACATAAATACACTTAAGTCTCAAGGAAACATTAGATTCGTTAGAGAATGTGGTTACTTTATCTACAAAAAGATAGATAACGTAGACCAAAGCGACTTAGCCAAATGGTGTGAGGAGTTGAAGAATGGTAGTGGGCCAGCTTACAATAGTCATCAAATTTTGTAAGTATGGAGTTTGGACAATTAATTGGGCAGATAGAACGGAATAAACTAGTAAAGGAAGAGGGGGGATTAACTTCTATCCCTCCTCCATTTCCGAGACTAGGAGAACATTACGGAGGATTTACTAAAGGTTCTATTACTTGTTTAACAGCTGCATCAGGTGTAGGTAAGTCAAAGTTTGCTAAGTACATGACTATCTTAAACATCTACAAGCAAGTACGCTTGAACAAGAGTTCTATACAACCTAAAATCTTTTACTTTGCTTTAGAAGAAAGTGCTACAGACTTCTGGTTATCTTTTATCTCAATCTACATGTATGAGAAGCACAAGATAACTATTAGCGTACAACAACTAAAGTCTATTGGTAATTACACTATGACTAATGATCTTATGGCTAAAGTTAAAGAGGCTGAAAGATTCATCTATAACCTACAAGAGATCGTAGAAGTAGTTGATTACATTAGAAACCCTACGGGAATCTCGAAATATATTAGAGCCTATTTTGATAACCCTGAAATCGGAGAGCACACATATAAAGAACTCGAAGACGGTAAGAAGTTAATCACAGGCTATAAGTATAGATCAGAAGATACCTGGGTATTTTTTATTTTAGACCACATTAGTCTTCTATCTAATGAGATAGCTCCTGACACTAAGATTAAGTTGTCATCTTATCAAACCTTTGACTTTATGATTAAGGATTACGTATTAGAGGTTTTCTCTAAGCGTTACAAGATGATTAACGTAATTGTACATCAGCAGACACCTGCATCAGAGAAACAGACTTACACCTACAAAGGTCAGTTGATGGAAGAAAAACTAGAACCTTCAATGGAAGAACTTCACATCAACAAAGGTGTACACCAAGACTACGAGATTGTCATTGGTTTATTTAGTCCTGCTAGATACAACATTGCTACCCATAATGGATATGATGTAAGTATCTTAGGTAACAAGTATCGCTCCCTTAAATTCCTTAAAGACCGTTACTATGGCTTAGAAAACTCAAGCATAGGACTATATTTTAATGGAGCTAACGGAGAGTTCCAAGAGTTACCTAGACCCCAGGATATGAATAACCCAGTGGGCAATTATTATGAACGATTTTTAAAAATGTAAAGAATGGATGAACAACAGAACCCCTATTTAATTAGAATAATCAAGCAAATGTGTGATGTTATTAACGTAGACTATACTACTATCGACTTCAAGGAAGATGGATGGTATGAGAAGCACACATGGACCATAGAACAAGAAGACAACTTCTTGATGTGGCTTTCCTCAGAACTTTACAACAATGAAGATATGAGAGAAGAGTTATTAACTGACCCTGAGAAAGATCTTCAGAACTGTTTCACTGCCGCTGTGCACTTTGTAGGCAACTTTGGGTGGGATACAGAAGATGATATCATAGGACAAATAGACGAAATCGAAGAAACAAAATAAAATAAATATATGTCAAGCAAACTAATCGCAATTGTAGGACCTTCAGGTACAGGTAAATCTACCTCTATCAGAACCCTCGATCCCAAAGAAACCTTTATCATCAACGTAGCAAGGAAAGAATTGCCTTTCAAAGGAGCAGAGAAACTCTACAACACTGAGTCAAAGAACTACATGGAAGTAGATGAGATCGCTCAAATCACAGCTTTGTTACAACAAATTAGCGATAAAGCACCACACATCAAGAATGTAATTATGGATGATGCTATCTACTCTATGTCTTTCCTTATGATGAAGAAAGCTAACGAAGTAGGTTTCGGTAAATTTGTAAACTTAGCTAAGGATGTAACCAACATGCTTACTACAGCTCGCAAACTTCGTAGTGACCTTAAAGTATTCTACATCACTCACTCAGAAAACATAGAGGATGATGGACATATCGTAGGTCAGAAGATTAAGACTATCGGTAAAGCTTTGGACAACCAAATTGTGTTAGAAGGATTGTTTACTATCTGTCTTTATACTCACGTAGGTGAAGATAAGGATGAGAAAGCAACCTATCATTTTGTAACCAATCGTTTCAAGAACTATCCTGCGAAGAGCCCTATGGATATGTTTGCTGATACATTGATTCCAAATGACCTAAGTCTTGTATGTCAGACAATCGACACTTATTACACAGAAGAAGTACCAACAAAAAAGAAATAAAATTTAAACAAACTTAAAGACAAACAATTATGAAATTCGAAGAATTAGAAACCAGAGAGCCTTCATCAGGCAAAAAAATGTACACAGGATTTGCTCCTATTCAAATCGTTGCTGTAAACCCAACTAGTAAAGCTCTTGCTGCACTTTTGGGAATTGACGAAGATAAAATTAAAGAACCTAACTACCAAGGAGAAAACGGAATGCGTTTGGACTTCTGGTATGTAAACCATCCAGACTTCAAAACAGAATTACGTGGTAAGTTCTCTTTGTGGGTTAACAACGATACTCGTACCTCACAAGCAGGTAAGAAACAGTTTATTGACAACTATACAAAAACCTCTTGGGCTCTTAACTTGGCTGACTTGAGCGATGCACAATCTGCTTTGGATCCTTCTCGTAGAATGGATTTGAGAAGTGCACGTGAAGCTAAAGGTGGTGAAGAGTCAATTTACTCTTTGCTTAAGGCTTATGGTAACATCTCTCCTAAAGAGAAGCCATTTGTACTTGACTCTTGGAACTCTATTGCTAGAGGTAAGGGTAATGAGTTGGTAGACTTCTTTGCTCATTTTAACAAAGCTAACATGGGTGTTAAAGTTCTTTTAGGAATTAAAGATGGTAAGTACCAAGATGTATGCACTAAGGTATTTGTTAACGTAGGTGGTAAAATTACTGACTACGTAGCTAAGCAAATCACTGGTGAGTATGGTTTCAAGAGTTTCTATGGAAACTTTACCTTCAAAGAATACACTGAGAATGATGCTCCTGAAAGCAATGAAGTAGAGAGTCCTTTCTCTAACGAACCTTCTATGAGTTGGGATACTAATGAGGTAGCAACTGCACCTATTAGCGAAGACGTAGACAGCTTGTTCTAAATCTTTTAAATTATTCTATTCTATTTTTAAAAAAGGGGGTTACATTTGTAGCCCCTTTTTTATTAACTGACTATGGATTTAACAAGTATTGAAATCAGACCTAACGTACAAACACTGTACAAACTTGTAGGACAAGAAACCTTGATGTCTTTTTACTTCGGAGAAAAGATAGACTTGAGAAATAAGTATAAGAATCCTTTCAGATCTGATAAGCATGCTACCTGTTTCTTCAAGTGGAGTCAAGGAGGTAACCTTTACTTTATTGATTACGCTACTGAGAAAATCCACTATAACTGCATAGACATAGCTCAAATGAGAACAGGATATGAGTATCCTGATATCCTGTATAAAATTGAGTCAGACTTCCAGCTTAAGAACTTTAGCCTAGAAGACAGGCTTGGACTTAAAATAGAAGTAGATAGTCTTAAAACAGTTAAACCAGCAGAAGTAAAACCTGCATCCATTAAAGTAAAACTAACTAAGTTCAATCAGAAAGATTTAGAATACTGGTCTCAGTTCGGAGTAACAGAAAAGATTCTTAAGTTCTATGATGTACGAAGAGTAGAAAAGGCTTGGATAGCAGAGAATATATGGTACATTAATAACGACTTTGATCCTTGTTATCGGTATAAAGAGAAAGATAAGTTTAAACTATATCGTCCTTATGCAGATAAGAGAGTAAAATTTAGAACTAACTTCTTTGGAGGTATGCTTGAGGGTTATACCCAGCTACCACATAAGGGAAGTATCTTAATTATTACCAAAGGAACTAAAGATGTGATGACCTTACATTCTATTGGAGTTAATGCAGTAGCTGTTAGAAGTGAAACAACTCCTATCTCAGAGAACGCCTATGAGCTTCTTAAGGCTAGGTTTGATTCCATATATGTTTGGTTTGATGCAGATAGAGCAGGAATAGAAGGAGCAAAGAAGATATCAGAGATGTACGATATACCAGTATTGTATCATCACGCAAGCTTAGGTAAAGACATAAGCGACATTTACAAAGTACACGGAAAAGAAAAATTAATAGAAATATGCCAACAGTTCACGATATTGTAAAAGAAGCCTTAGCGTTAGCGTTTAAGGACTTAAAAGTGGAATCCTTAGTACAGGAAGGTGTTTGGAACAGAACAAGAAGCAAGAGTAAATATTCTAAGTATTATACAAAGAATGTAACGATTGTAACCCCAGAGGAAGCAGCAGCAAAGAGATTGGCTACATTTCAAAGATCGCAAGAAACCAAAATAAACATTAGAAAGTTTAACGAGTTAGAGCAATCTATTATGTCTATTATATGTAGAGTACATAAGGTCGATATAGAAGACTTTGTAAGACTACGTAGAGGAAGAGAGTTAGTAGACGCAAGATTTCAGTTTGCAGCTGTGTTTAGACTTCAGTTCTACTACACATTATCTAAGATAGGATTCCTCTTATCTAAAGATCACTCAAGTATCATCCATTCTATTAAGAAACACAAAGACTTTTACGACACTATTAGCTCTTATAAGGCTCAGTATGTAAAAGTTCTTAACGAGATTGAGAAAGAATACCCAGGACTCCTTAATACGGTCTTAAATCCTAACATTATTTTGGTAGAAGACAGAGCAGGTTGGGGTAAGAAGTCAAGAACCTTAGTTAACGGAGTGTTTTTAGAGCACATTAATAATGAAAAAACTAATTGATATACCAGACGATTGGTATCAGCATTTAAGAGAAACAATAGAGAGTCCGTATTTTAGAAGCCTTGGGGGTTTCATCGCTAGGGAAAGAGCAAGTAAACAGATCTTTCCTAAGAAGGATGAAGTCTTCAGGGCTTTTAATTTAACTCCATTTCAGAAAGTTCGTGTAGTTATACTAGGTATGGACCCTTATCCAAACAAACATAAGGGGGAACCAGTAGCATGTGGACTTTCTTTCGCACCTAGAAATCGAGACTACATACCTCCTTCCCTTAGGATTATGTACAATAGAATCAAACAAGACATTTATCCAGACGAATTATCCTTCCCCATAGATATGAACATAGAATCATGGGCTAAGCAAGGAGTTCTTATGTTAAACGCTGCTTTGACTATTGAAGAAGGTAAGTCAGGTTCTCACTTGGAGCCTTGGAAACAGTTTACCGAAGAAGTACTTAAAACTTTAAGTAGTAGTACTACAGGTTTAATCTTTTGTTTCTGGGGTAAGGACGCCTTAAAGTTTGCTCACTTAGTTGATGACAAATTTCACCACGTATTAACAGCATCTCATCCTGCTTCCGCACTATACAAAGGAGGAGAGTGGGAGTGCGATCACTTTACAAGAATTAACCAAATCCTTATGGCCAGCAATCCAGATGATATTGTATGGCTAGAAAACTTAAAATAAAAACATGAATTGGCAAGATTATGAGGCCTTAGGGCACTTAGAACTAAAAGGACAACTAGTAGAATTTATCACTACTAGAGTTAAAGAAGTAAGACAAATGGAACAGAGCAGTGAGTACGATTACTGTGAGATCCAAGGAAGAGTCAAAGAACTAGCAGAACTAACAAAATTTATCGAATCAATTAAAAAAATCAAACTATGAATAAACTAGATTTATTAAACTCATCAAGAACAAATTGGGTAGTAGAAAAGAAAGCCTTGTTTGGTCCTGATGGGGAACCCACACCAGCATTTGGGGTCTTTAGAACAGACAACAACAGATGTTTAGGTATTGTAGGAGCCAAGTATGTTCCTACACAGAACGAAGAAATCCTAGATATGTTACTTGAAGCAGCAGCCCGAGTAAATATATCAGGTGAAAGAGGTGGTATGCTTGGAGAAGGACAGAAAGTCTATTACCAGTTTCCCCTAGAAGATGTAAAAATCGGAGGATCTTTTAACAAAAGATACTTAACTGCTTTGACTTCCCATGATGGAAGTTCTCCTATAGGCTTTGGTGCCACTAACGTAACTGTTGTATGTGCTAATACTTTTTATATGGCACTAAGGGATTCTCAGCGTGTAAGACACACCAAGAATTCACATGGTCGCCTAAGTCTTATCGTCTCTCAACTCCAAAACTCTCTCACCCAAGAAGAGCAGTTCATTGAAAAGTTGATTGATATGAGTACTATTAACGTACCTGAAACTGTTTCAGATGACTTTATCTTAAGTATTATCGGAGGTGATGTAGCTAACTCAAGAGGTAAGAACAGAGTAAACGATTTTCGTAGGTCTATTACTGCAGAGTATGAGACACACGGTAACACTGCTTATGCTTTGTTTAACGCAACTACTCGCTTTACTAACTATATGATGTCACACAAAAGTGTGGAAGCTAAGCGTGAGTCTTTGATTCATGGTAGTGCTTACACCATTAATAATAAAGGTTTGGAATTAATTTCCGAAACCTACACTCCCGTTCATAGAGAGTTATTATCTTTGTAATACCTGTTGCATGCCAAAAGATTAGGAGGTCACTAGATCTCCTTTTCTTTTTGTGTGTTCTCAGTTATATTTGTAGAGTATGTTAAAGAGAACACCTAAGAAGATTCCCGTAAAGGGATTACCTGAAGAGAAAGATTTGCAGAAGCCTTGCTCTGAATGTGGTAAGATTAAAGCAATAGCAAACAAGACTAAGAGATTGTGTGCTAGCTGTGTAGTAAAAGAAAAGAAGGCTAAGCAAAAAGTCCGCAAGGAGATCAAAAGAAAGATCAAACAAGAAACTATCACTCAAACTAAGTTAGACCAAATAACTTCCTGGCTAGTAAGAGGAGCACACATTAACAAATGCCATGCTTGTGAGATTACGCTTGACCCTAAAGGACTTCAATGTGCACACTTCGTAGGAAGAACCAAAGTATCTACACGATACCATTTGACTAATCTCTTACCTGCTTGTCCTAAATGCAACCTATATACTCCTCACCACGTGTGGAACTTAGGTAAGTCTTTAAATAGGATATGGGGAGAAGACACTACGGAAGACATGTTGCAACTCTCTAATAAGATTCTTAAGCTAAGCAACCATGATAGAAAACTCATCTACGATGTATATAGAACTTGCCTTACAGATATTGAACAAGGCAACTATAGTCAGACTGAGAAGTATCAGAAGCTACGTGAAGCATTACACGATTATAACAAAATAGTAGGACCATTATTAAAATGATTTATCTAGTAACAAAACAAGATATCTCCCTGCCTGATGTAACCCTCTGCTCTGTACAAGATTCCCTAGATTACTTAAATAAGTTAGACTCTATTGGTGTCGATACCGAGACTAGTGGTTTTGATCCATATACTTGCAAGTTTTATACCTTGCAATTAGGAGACCAAGACGTACAGTATGTTGTAGATCTATCTACAATAGACATCCAAGAGTACAAGAATTTATTAGAAATTAAGGAACTAATAGGTCATAACTTTAAGTTTGACTTACGATTCTTGTATCATCAGAGAATTGTACCCACTAGGGTATATGATACATTTTTAGGCGAGAAAACATCCCGTTTGGGTATAGAAAGTCATAGATGTTCTTTAGCTGCTTGTGTACAACGTCATTGCGGAGTAACACTTAGTAAGGAAGAACGAGCAAATATTACAGGTAGACTAACCGAAGGGTTTGTTAAGTATTCTGCTTATGACGTAAAATACCTACACGAAATCAAGTCGAAGCAAAACTTTACCCAATTTACAGAAGGTACAGATGTGTCCATTCAATTGGACAATCGCTTTGTTTTAGTACTAGCATATATCGAGTATTGTGGTATGAAGCTAGACGTAGAACAATGGACCAAAAAGATTGAGAAAGTACAAGTACAAGCTGATGAGGCAGTAGAAGCACTTAACAAGTTTATTCTGGAGAACAAGATGTCCAAATTTATAGACACTCAGTTAGACATGTTCTCTACAGGTAACAAGATTAATGTGAATTGGAACTCACCCTCACAGGTTGTAGAATTCTTTGAAGCTATAGGTGTAAACACAACTGTAGTCGAAAAAGGAGTGAAGAAACAAACTATAGAAGCAAACCATCTAATTAAGTTTGTAGACAAGTACCCAATTATTAAAACCTATCTCTCATTCAAGGAAGCACAGAAAGATATAGGAACTTATGGTTACAACTGGATAGAACAAATTAATCCAGTAAGCGGAAGAATCCACACACAGTTTAAGCAGTTGATGAACACAGGACGCTTATCTAGTGGTGGTAAATCTGGTAACGTAAAAAACTTTAACTTTCAAAACATTCCATCAGACCAAGAGACTCGTAGTTGTTTTGTAGCAGCAGAAGGAAATACTCTAGTAGGGTGTGACTATACAGGACAAGAACAGATTGTATTAGTTAACAAATGCTTAGATAAAAACCTACTTGAGTTCTACGATAACGATTTAGGTGATATGCACTCGTTCATAGCGAGTAAGATGTATCCTGAGTTAGATGGTATGGACTTAGATGACATCAAGAAGAAACACAAGGATAAGCGACAATCAGCTAAGGTTGCTGGCTTTGCAATCAACTATGGTGGTAGTGGTATTGGTATAGCAGACCAACTAGGATTAAATGTAGAACAAGGTCAAAAAATCTATGACGCATACTTTGCAGCTTTCCCTGGACTTAAGGCTTACTTTGATGAAACTAAGAAGTTCGGTATCGAGAATGGTTATGTGTTAATCTCTCCCGTAACAGGTAAGAGATCCTACGTAGATTATTACGAAGAGTTTGCACAGATTAAGGGCGAACTAACCAAAGAATTCTGGGATAGGTACAAATCTATGAAGAATAGTGACACTCCTACTGCTAGGCAAATGAAGGAGAAGGTCAGTAGGTTCTTTAGAAAGAGAGGTGACATTGAAAGAATGTCATTAAATTATCCTATCCAAGGTGAGTCTGCGGAAATTACTAAACTAGCTTGTGTGTATTTCTGGAATAAGTATTTAATACCTAATAATTTATTGTTTAAAGTATTGATAGTCAATATAATACACGATGAAATATTAGTAGAAACTCCTCTAGAAATAGCAGAAGAAACAGCAAAACAATTAGAAAAATCAATGGTAGATGCAGGTGCTAAGTTTTGCAAAAGAGTAAGACTAAAAGCAGATCCTTGTATCGCTCCGTATTGGAAGAAGTGATGAAAGAAGAAGAGATTAAAGAAGTTAGGAGAACATATCTTCTAGCTAGAGCTGTAAACACACAATACCAATTCATTCGTGAGTTCGTTAATCCTGATTTAAAGAAAGCAATCAATGAAGCAAAAGCAAAGAACGCTTACTTTATAAAACTTTTAGACGGTTATTTGGAAAAGAGAAACGTAAGTAATCAGATTGACGAAGACGAAGAGTTGGCATTCTTGTTATTAGAAGAAATAGAAAAAAGAACAAACAATAAGTTATGATAAATAGAGTTTACATTCCTGCATCTCTATCCCTTAACATAGATGGCACAGTTCATCTTAAGGGAGATAGAGAATTAATGCAGACTTATTTTAGAGAACTTATGAAACAAGATCCAAAAGTAGATGTAGAGATTTGTATCACACGAATTGACTCAAAGAAAACAAACCCTCAGTTGGCTTATTTTTACAGTACCCTAGTACCTATCATCCGAGGAGGATTTGAATCGCTTACA